TCAGAGGTGAATACGTGGATTGAATGCGGTGTGTTTGGGGGCCGTTTCTGCGCCTGCGATGCCGGCGGCCACAACACCGGTCACGGCTCGCGTGCCAATGGCTTGTGAGCCGCCCGCGCCGTAGGGAACGACATCAGTGCCACCCACACCGCTGGAAAAGATCAGGCCATGGTTGTGGTCCTTGAGCGTGTCGCCCTTATAAGCGCCAAGTGTGCGCGCACTGCCGTTATCGGCATCGGTGCCGGTGAAACGTGGAAACACGTCACGCAGATCTGGAAAGCGGAAGGTATTGGCATCCACGTCGGCAAACTTGAACGCCTTCGCCGTCCAGTTCGCGGCGGCAACGCTATGCCCGTTCTGCTGTGCCCATGCCCAAATCGATGCTTGGCTAACCTTCGAGCCAAGCCCGCCGACCAAATCGGCCTCATACGATCGAGGTGCAGCCGTGGTGCCAAATTCCAACGCCCCGCAGCGCAAGGTCCGGTAACCATGAAACTCGCCAGTGCCGGCTACGTCCACCCACTCCATCAGGCCAATGCTCTTGACCATCACGACATCTACCAGCTTCTTTGCAGGAACGGCCGTCAGGAAGGGAATCACGCCCGCCATGGCTTGCGCAATCGCGCTGGCGACAAACTCGATATTGGCCACCTGCCCGGCATCGGCACCGGCCGCCGGAGTAGGTGCTACCGGCTGGCCAGTGAACACAGGTGATTTGAGTGGTGCCAAGTCGGCATGCGTGTGCGCTTTCGGTGCCGCATAGGCCACGATGGCATCATCCGCATATTTGCGGGTGGCCAGCACCACCGCAGGGTCAATCTTCAGCTCGACGGCTGCAGTGCTCGACACCAACAGGACAACGCGCACGACCTGATCCTTTCCGGCACCATCGCTCAGCAAAGGCTTATAGCTGGGCGGGCAGTTCGCGACTGCGCACAGGTTGCCGGCGTCGTCGAAGATGCCGATTTCGCGCACCCACCAGCCGCCAACATCGGCCGGCAATACCTGTTCGATGATGATTTGGCTGGCGTTCTTCGGATCCTTGTCGAGGGTATTGATCGGGGCGCGGCGCTGTTCCTTGATCAGGCTTGTCTGCTTGCGGTCGGGCACCGGCACGACGCCATTACCATCGCCCACGGCCATGTGCGCGAGCTTCAGCGGAATGCCCAGCGCCAGGGCATTGGCGATTCGGGCCTCGCCGATCTCGGTCGGAATAGAAAAATAGGTGCTCATGGGTAGATGCTCATGATTTCGATAATGTGGGTGGCGCAGCCGATGAATGGCCCGCCGGCGGTCTCGATGCTGTCAGGGGACCAGGGATAAACCGTGACGGCCTCGCCAAACTGCGCGTATGCGCCCACTTTGATCTGTCCACGAGTCTCCAGATGGATGCGCAGCCCGGTCAAATGGCGTGACAGCGGCTTGGCGTCGTCAATGAGGCGTTCCATTTCGAGGAACATTTCATCGGTGATGCCCGAATCCAGCACGCCGACCTCAAGCGCGAAGGTGCCGCGCGGGCCGCGCGGTTCGGTTTGGCATCAATCGCTGCTCTTGATGATGTAGCCCAGGGACTCGACCACGCCGCGCACGGCCGCGATGGTGCCCTTGTGCTGGTGGATGTAGCGGGCGGCCTTTATCGTGCCGCGCTTGATGGTCTCGGGCCAGGTATCGTCCCAGCGATCCACCGAAAAGGACCAGGCCAGGAAGGGCAGCAACTCCGCCGGGCAGCGGTCAGGATTCCACAGCAGACGAAGCGGCACCGGCGTGTCGGCCAGGGCGGCGCAGGCGCGCGCAAGAGCCCGCTCCAGGGGTGTGGTATTGGGTGGCAGCGTCGGGATCGGGTTATACATCGTCCACCTCTTCCAGCACCTCGGCGGTGATCGTGATGCCGGTACAGCGTGCTGCTTGCGTGCGTCCGCACAGGATGTCCGCCGCTGGCGATTTCACGACGACATTGCGCACGCCTTCGACCTTCAGCGCAGCCACGTAGGCGTTGCGATAGACGCTATAGCCCAGCGGGCGCAGCGGCTTGGAGATGGCGACCGCGTTCGACCTGGCAGCGTTCAGAGCGATGGGCGCCTCTGGGCCTTTCTCGACGTATACCACCGCTTCCAGCTCGTAGTCCGTGACCTGGCCCTGTACCACCGAGACCAGATCGCCCAGCGGCCGGACATCCTCGGCCGATAGTGCGGCATCGACGGTTTGCAGCAGGCCGGCCGGCGCCTGCCAGTCATCCGAATTCGCCAAGACGGCCACCACGACTTCGCACGGTGCCGGGCTGACCGCACGTGCATCCAGCACGCGGCCGTCAGCACTGCGCGCATGGAATTCATAGGCATTGCGCGGGCCGGCCGTCGAGAGCGCGTCAGGCGCTTCCTGAATGCGCAGGCGGTACGCATCGTCACCTTCCAAGACCTCGGCCACCGGTGGCGAGGCGTCCGGATCAGCTTCGACCAATACCAGGCGCTTCACGTTGGTATTGGCGCCGATCTGGTCGAGATCTGCGCCGATGGCAAACGACAACATGACTGCTTTGGCGGCATCGTTGACGCGATTGCGCAGCAACAGCTCTTGATAGGCGTTCTCCTGCAGCAGCTTGGTAGCCGGCTCAGACTCCAGGGAAAGCACATTGGCAGCGGCCTCGCGCTCGTCTTCCGGCAGCAGCGCCAGCACGGCCGCCTTGCGGCTGGCCAGGATGGTTTCGAAGTCCAGGGTTTCCAGCACTTGCGGTGCTGGCAGCAACGACAGGTCGATACGCGAGCTCATTGCGTCGCCCCTTCACGGACCTGCACGGAGAATTCGACAGCGGTGCCTTTGGTCACGCCCTGCAGCACCACAGAGATTGCGCCGCTGGCGTCCCGGTTGAGGTTCACCGACGAAAGAGAAATGCGCGGCTCCCACAGCGTCAGGCGATAGGCCACGGCCGCATAGATGCGCATGACGGTCACCCCATTCAGGGGCTGGTCGATCAGCTCGGGGATTTCCGATCCATAGGCACGGCGGTAGATGCGGGTGCCCAGCGGCGTCATGAGGATGTCGCGCACGGACTGCCGGATGTGATCCAGCAGAGATAGGCCACTGCCGGTGGAGGCGTTCATGGCGATCATGGCAGCGGCACTCCCGACTTCTCATCGCCGCGCTTGATCTCGCCGTGCGGGTGGTTGCGCAGACTGATATTGCCGGCTTTCACATCGCCGGTCGCGTTCACCTCGCCATCAATGACCATCGCGGCGCCACCGTCGCCGCCCTGGACCTTGGCGCCATTGTTCAATGCGCTGAAGCCTTCCACCACCAAATTGCCCTTGATGGTCACATTGCCGGTGCAGGTGGTTTGTGGTGCGTCGGCGGTCACCGCATCGGCTTTCACCAGGGCCGAGCTGCCGGCCGGCAGGATGGCCGACAGCGAGTGCTTGCCGAAATCGTAGAGCACCACGGCGCCATCCGGGTAGTGGATGGAGCGGATGTTGAGGGAGGTTTGCGGCGCCGGGGACTCGGCCGAGAACAGGCCGGCCAGGACTTTACCTTGGGTCAGATCGCCATTGGGCGAGAAGACGATGACTTGCTCGCCGATGGAAGGCGGGCACCAATCGATGACATCCCCAGCACGCAGCGCGATCCATTGCAGCCAGGTGGTGAGCAGCGAGGGAGATAAACGCACACGCACCTTGTCCGCTTTGATCTCGGCAATCTTGCCGGTGCGGATCAAATTGGGGATGGTGCGAACGAGTTCGGAGAGGTCGGGCGTCATGCAACCCATGTTGCCGGATCGCGCGTGGGAAGGCACTTGGCAACGGGTTGATATCGGCGTTTCTGGCCATGACCTTTACATGACCTGCCTATGCCATCGGAATCAAGACAAATTGTGGTTGCTGAAATAGGACCTCGCCTTTGGAACAAGCTCGGACACAACGAGGCTTTATTCTCTGGCGTTTGTCTTCTACTTAATATGCTCTAACCACTCGAAATCTGCATCCTTTACGCATTCTTGGAATTGAGCGATCTCCTCCGATATTGAGCTAGTTGGTATTTCGTACCTCAGGCTGTAGTCGAGAAAATCGAACATGTAGATAACCGAAAACGATGACTTATTCAATATGCGAACCACGCTGCTGGCACTACTCCCCAGGAACTGGCCTCTTATTTCTTCATGATCTTTTCCGGTAGGCAGCAATGCGTACCCATCGGCTCCGTCGATATCCGCGGACGTCAAAATTTGCGTAGAGGGTTGCTGTGACTTTGGAATGAACCAATATAGCGATTCCATGCGACCACAAGATTTTTTATCAGACAGTTCCGTGCTACAGGAACGTGTGCGCGCAATAATTTCAACGCCTATTTCCTTAGATCCCTGCTTGTCCTTGGCCGATACGGTCAAGTCGCATCTCCGACCATCCCTCATCTGTTCGAATACAGACGCTTTGGAGAAGGTTGCTGACGTACTAGAGGCGCTTATCGTCCGCTTCTCCAGCAGCCGGGCCTGCGCGACGGCAGTTGCAGCATTCAGAGGAGTGTAGGTCTCGTAGCTTATTGAGATCTCCGATAATTGTCTCGGCATCGAGAGGGACGAAGCCGCAGACGACTTATCTAGGAAAATTACAAGATGGTTGGCTTCGAACCAACGAAAGAAGATCCCCGCCATTGGTTTCGGAAGAGAGAATTCTTCAGATCGCCCATTGCGGAGGTTTCGGATATCAATGCGGCCAGTGGCGCACTCACCCAAACATTCATCTATCAGGTAGTTCTCAACAACAAAGCTGCCATCAGGTGATAATTTTGAACTAAGGAGCGTCATATTCGGCCCTTTGTTCATCCACCAAATGAATGCTACGGCTACAGAGGCCAGTACAACATACTTGGTAGCATGGCTAATTCTCGGCATCAGTGAGAATGACATACCTATTCTTCAGTCTTCAGGAAATCAATCACGTGATCGATTGTCTTTTGGCAAGATCGTAGTTCGCGTCCGACCATTGACTGCGTTCCAAAATTAAATTTGTCCGCGACTTTCTTGTAACGGTCTGAGTCGTTGCTGAAGCCCATATATCCATCTGTACCTTCTAATTGCCTTACCCTCAGCGTGCCATGCTGAATATCAAGCTCAGCAAGGCCAAAATTTCCATCGTGGCTCCAATCGTCCGTAAAGTTGAATAAAAATTTGCCATCTTTTCTCAGCTTTCCCGCAATCCGTCCTGATGCGACTTTTCCTCTTGGCGCGTAGGCCATCATTACAAAGCCGCAGAGCTGATCTCCACGTCGATATAGCCAAATGTCCCGTACCATGTGCGTGACAGGTCTGTCACCCTCGCGGCACTCTGCATCGCACGGATCTTCGTTATGCCAGGCGGAGTAGCCCTCCGGCAGCCTACCTTTTGCCAGTGCTGTTCCGGAAACACACACTAATGCCATCGCTAAAGTCTGGAACAGAAGCTTCACCGTGTTTTCTCTACTGCGCGCTTTCATACGTCGGCCTCATCAAGCGAAGGTGCAGCTGATCGTCGCATATCTTGCTGACAAATAGCTGAGCTATCGGGCTTTCTGCAAATGCTCAAGCAGAAGCTCTCGGATCTTTGCCGCGTCAGTGGTCGTGAACCCCAGCAGCGGGCGGGCAGGGTATTTATAGCTCGGCCCACGCGGTGCAACCTTATCCGGCAGGCCCTCATGATGCACGCGTGCAATCCGCGCCACCTTCCCAAAGAAACCGACTGATGCCTGGCTGGCATCCGCCTGTACTTGCAAATAAGCATTCGTGCGCAGCCTATTGAACATCGCCGCCTTCTGGCGCTTGATTCGGCCAGACTTGCCGCGCAGTTCCTTGCGGTTCTTGCGTGCCGGATAGGGCGTGCCATCGGGCGCCACCTGCAGGGCGATCAGGCGCGCATGCTCGCGCCGTAGATCATTGGCTACCTGGCGCACCAGCTGGCGCCGTTGCGCCGGCTGAACCTTGGCGATGAGGGCTCCGGCCCATTCTTCCAGGCGTTGCAGATCATCACTCATGGCAGCTTCGGTACGTCCCATTCGGCCAGCAGGCTATCGCCCTGGTAGAGTTGCCAGAAGTCATCAGCGAATGGCGGGGTGAGATGGGGCTCGGCCGCATGGATGATCTCCAGCCGGCCGCCGTCCTGCCGTTTCACGATGGTGCGCTCCGTGAGCGCTAGCTTGATCGACAGATCGAGCGAGTCGGCGCTGTTCATGTCCACTTCGAAGCGGATGGCCTTCTTGGCGTTTTCCGGATTGGCAAAGGCTTCACGCTGATGAACCCGCATCCAGGCCAGCAGCGGCACGAATACCAGATCGAGGTCCAGGCCGATATCGGTCAAGATCAGGTTCAGCACGTAGTCATACTCGAAGGACAGACCGGCCGTGCCGGTCGCCCGCGAGCCGCCCTCATCGATGAAGATGTGCAGCTTGTCAGGATTTTGCGCAAGATCCTTAATGGCCTTGCGCAGGTAATCCCGCAGATTGTTGGGCTTGTACATTCAGTTTGTCGCGCAAGGCGTTGTAGGCGTCGATCAGGGTATTGCTTTGTCGGATGGCGTCATCGCCTTCGCTGGCGATGTCGTCAAGAAACTCTGCTGCCGCTGGCGTAAGTTCGGCTCGCGCTTCCTGGCCAGATCCGCCGGCAGTGCTGGTATCAGTGCAACTGGCCCCGGAGGGCACTGCAGCGACGACGGGGACTGACAGCCGGATAGCGCCACTGCGCACGCCAGCAATGTAAGTGTCCTTCTCATGGCGGGCTGCATCCCTTTCATTGGTGAGCTTGTCGGTAATGGCCTGGATAGCGTCGCGCGCGTTGCGCTCGGCCTTCAGCACCTGTTGCGTGCGTTCGGCCCTGGCGTCCGCCGCTGCCTGACTGGCCACAGCAATGCCGGCCTTCAGGTGGTCAATGTCGGCATCCTTGCGCCATCCCTGGACGGTCCAGGCAGATGCAAAGGCCACCGCCAGCAAGCCGACGCCGAGCCCGGCACGCAACCGGGTGCGCCAGGCGTCGGTCAGCGTCATGCCAATACCCCGCCGGCATCCAGGAAGGCCAAGTGCAGTTCCTCGCTGGTTTTCAGGGTCGGCAGCACGATGGCTTCGCCGCCTTCACGCGTGAATGCCTTTTCGAGATCCACATAGCGATGTTCGAACTGGCCATAGCCGGCACCCGGCAAGGACGCCCAGATGTTTTTGCATTTGGCGATGGCGTCGGCCAGGCGGCCGGCGTCGATATCGGTCAACGCCCGGCATTCCTTGATCTGCTGCAGGGCGATGGCGTCTTGCACCTCCGGCCCGAAACCGGTCAGCCTGAGCTGCTTGCGGTAGATATCGTAATAGCGCATCAGCAACTGATAGCCCCCGGCGGCGGTAGACCAATTCTTGATGCGAGGAATCCAGACGCGCACGCGCGGATGGTCGGCGTAGCTGGTAAAGCGGGTGCGGCCGACGATCTGGTCATAGCCGCGGTCGCGTGTGGTCGGCGAATTGGACGTGCCTTCGGAGAAGCGCAGCATGCCAAGGAAGGCGCGGCGGTTGTCGGTGGCGTTCACAGCGTTTCCTTCACGTCGCGCGCCAGCTCGGCAATGTCCTTGCCTTGGCGCCGCTGAAACCACAGTGCCACGGCCCGGGTGATCCACCAGGCCGGCGCGCCCACCATCAAATCGACCGGCTTCGGCCCCAGCACGGCTGCCATCGTCGGCACGTGCTGCAGCAGCACCGAAAACGCCAGGTCGCCAAACATGATGGAGAAGGCACCCGCGCACGCCAGACGCACCACGAATTCCTTTTCATTGAACGAGCCATCGGCATTGCGCGGCGGAAGGACGATATACAGCAGCGCGGCGCCGACCATGCCGAGCACGGCCTTGATGCCGTAGATTTTCAGGATGGCAGCAATGCCACCGGCGGATTCTGCTGCCATAACTTGGTTTCCCCTTGTCAGTGTTTTCGCATTCATGTTGTCAATCCCACAGGCTGATGCTGTCTTGCGTGGTGCTGGGCGCTTCTACTGCTGCAGGCAGCGTGACCATCGTTCCCGCTGGCAGCACGGCGCCCAGGGCTGCCAAGGCAGGATTGAGCGCCAACGCCTGCTCCACATAGCCGCTACTGGCGCCCAGGTAGCGAAACACCAACGCATCGAGCGTATCTCCCTGCTGGCTGCGCACCTGCATCAGATCAGCTCCACGGTCGCATGCGTGCGCCCGAGAATGTCGTTGATCGCCCAATGCCCATTACGGCGCTGCACGTCCGGCGCCGAGTCCATCCATTCCATGTTTTTCTTGTCGGTCAGGGCACTCGCGGTGGTGTCGTAGTCCCGATAGCTCTCGAAGATGTCGGCCTTGGCGAAGCTGTAGACGGCGCGACGGTAGTGCGCGACGTACTGGCTTTCACCGTCCACCTTGAGCGCGGGCACATCTTCCAGCTTCTGGATTCCCCTAGCCAGGTAACTGGCCTGCCATTCGCGCAGCAGCCGATTCGTGGTCAGGATCGCGTCCACCAGGGCCGGGCGCAGGCGCGCGTCGGTCACGGTCGAATCCAGCCGCATGGCATCCCGCATGGCCGGCATGCTGATATCTGGAAAGAATCCATCATTGGTGATGGCTTTCACATCGGCCGGCACGGTCGGCCCCGCCGTTACCGGCACCTCGTCGATATAGCTCATGGTTTTGAATATGTGGGGGGCGGTGGCCGAGACATCCGACGAACAAGGTCGCTTCCGTCTCGGGCCGCCCCTGCGCCGTGGGGTGCTCTTTACTTGGCCGGCTCGGCGAACTTCTTGAGTCGCCGTTCCAGCCGCTCGATTTCCTTCTTGACGCCGGCCGCCTGGTGCAGCTCGCTCGCACGGGTGAGATGCTGCAGCGAAGCCGTGGCCCGGTCGGCCGTGGCCGCTGTGATGTTTTCCGCATCCACCTGATTGACCAGCTCCAGCAGGGCCAGGCCCAGCGCCTTATGCACCTTGGCGCGCGCCTGGTCGGGCGTATCGGCATTGCCGGTCATGGCCAGCACCTGTTGCAGGATCTCGGCCGCGCGGGCCGGTTCATCCTTCAGCTTGCCGCCCAGGCTGGCGCCCGCAAACTCATCCTGCAGCAACGTGGGCAAGGTGCGGTCGTACCGATCCGGTAAATTGAACTGGTGTTCCAGGGCATAGGCCGAGAGCTGCAGGGCGCGTTCGTAGTCGCCGACATCGATGTGCCACACCAGCACGTTGACCAGCACTTCGTCGTGGGCGCCACGGCCGCCCGCCAGCACGCCATCAATCCAGTCCTGATAGGCCGGCAACATAGTCGCCTTCATCTCGATCTTGCGTTCGATGGACTGGATATTGGACAGCGTTCGGCGGTCTTCATGGAGCTTCATCAGCATCAGCTCATAGGCGCTGCCGGTGGTCACGCCACCCGGCTCGCCGGCGGACGCCGCCAGCTTGCCGAGCATGCGCTCCCGATGGCGCGCAGCAGGAGATAGGCGAGACATCAGGCGCCGCCCGCTGCCGCATCCTGCAGCACCACGTTTTCCACCAGGGCGGCCAGGCCCTCGTCCTCGATCACATAGGCGTCGTTCGACGATTCGTAGTTCTCGATGCGGTCGGCCTTCGGTTCGTCCACCACGCGACGGCGGCGGCCGCCGTTCTGGAAGTAGATCGACAGGTTGTCCAGGCGGGTAATCAACATGGCATTGGCCGGGAAGGACGGGACGCGCACCGCCGGCAGGCCGCCGATACGCTTCTGGCTGATGATGATGTCTGCGGCCAGAGTCTCAGTCGGGGCCTTGTCCTTGTTGATCAGTGGGAAATACTTGTCGTGCAGCAGTTCACGGCCGACGATGACCACCAGGCCGGTATCGTCCTGATACCACGGGTCCAGATTGGTCACCGCGTCATATACGGCAGCATCGAGGTTCGCATAGTCCGCGCCGGCACCAGCGCCGATGATCACCTTGCCGGGCAAGTCCTGGCCAACCAGGCCCATGACACGCTGCGGCGAGTTCTCGCGGATCTGTTGCAACCAGCCCTTGTTCACGTCCTGCAGCAGCGGATACTGCGTCAGATTGGTATCGGCCGCGACCTTCACGCCGTTGAAACCGATCATGATGCGGTCCAGCGCCTGGCGCTTCAGGATCGCATTGGCCACGCGGGTCTGGAAGTCTTTGAACTTGGCCCAGGCATCCAGCTTGGCATAGGTGATGTGGGTATCGAAATTGGTCTTTTCGCAGCGATAGCGGGTGTTCGTCATGGCCGACGCATCGCGGGTGCTGCGGCGCTTGTCGCCGCGCGTATCGGTGCGGCTGGCGATAGGGCCGGACACACCCAGGCCGATTTTCTCGCCTTCCAGCTCATCGACGCCGATGACGTTGATGCTGCCCAGGAATTCGGACGATTCCTGCATTTTGTCTTCCAGCTTCTGCTGCACGCTCGGATCCACCGAGAAGGTGGAATGGACGGCACCGCCGGCAACATCGTTGAGCGTCGCCAGGCGTGAAGTGTAGGCGTTATAGGCGGCGCGGGTCTGATTCTTCATGTGTTCTGCTCCAGTGAAATGCGGAATTGGTGTACTTGGTCGGCCGGCAGCTTAGAACTCGGTCTGCACGGTGCCGCTGTTGCCGCCACCGGTGGCCGGCGGGCGCTGCAGGTTGTTCTTGTCGGTCAGGTTGATGGTCTGGCGGAACTGCTCGGCGGCGGTCGATTCATCGCCCACGCGTTTTTCCAGCTTCTCCAGGCGGGCCACAGCGTCGGCCACATCCTTGCCCGCCTGCGCCGCGGATTGCGCGAACTCGCCCACCTTCTCGGCCACAGCGGTCATGGCGGCAACCACGTCGGCATGCTGGGCATCGGCCTTCTTCTCGCCGCCGCCGATGCGGCTGAACAGTTGCTTGATGGTCTCGGCCACGCTCGGGCCGTCTTCTTCGAATTCGAGCTTGGCCTCGATAGCTTCAGAGAACAGGTTCTCCGGCTTCAGCTTGCGGGGAGTGAAAGGCGAGGCCTTCGGATTGGTGGCCGAGAACTGCAGAATCTCGGTGCCCAGGCTCGCGGGGCTGTCGGTCACGGCCAGGCCGACCAGATAGGAGCTGCCGGTATCCGCAAACTTGTCGGCCAGCTCGATGCTGGTGAAGATCTTCTGGCGATCCTTGTTCATGGCGATCAGCGCAGGCGTCGGCTCAATCTGAGCGAACAGGGCCAGGCGACGGCCAGCCTCGGTGTCGACCTCTTCGGCCTTCAGTGCCAGCACATCGCCGTAGGCCTTGAACGGACCATCGGGCAGCAAGCTGCGCAGGTGCTCGACCCACACGCGAGCGCCGTAGGTTTTCACGTTGTAGCTGTCGGCCATCTGCTGGATTTGCTCGCGGCTGATGTTACGGCCGTCGGTGGTCGCGCCCTCGGTCGCGACGCGGAAAAATTTGCTCTTGGTTGCCATGAGTTTTCGCGCTCGTTATCGGTTGATCGGATAACGTCATCTTCTGCCGATGGGCGAAATGCTTCAATCAAGTGAGGGTTGAAAAGGGGGATAGCGACTCGGCAAAGTCCCCGCTACGCGCGCGCGCCGCCTACGCTTGCGGCATGTTAGAAATTCCAGAAGACATCAAGGACAACATCGACCAGGCGACAGAGCCTCGGCACGTTGCGCGCCGGCTCTACTTCGAGGGCTGGCGCATCTCGTCGATTGCGCGCCATCTGAAGATCAAGCGATCTACCGTCAATAGCTGGAAGCACCGCGATGAATGGGAAAAGGTCTCGCGCCTGGAGCGCGTAGAGATTGCCCTTGAAGCGCGCATAGTGCAACTGATCGCCAAGGAAGTAAAGGGCAATGGCGAGTACAAGGAACTCGACGCGTTGATGCGTCAGCTTGTGCAGGCGGCGCGCGTACGCCGTTATGAGCAGCCGGGCGGAAACGAAACCGATCTTAATCCCAAGATTGCCAATCGCAATGCCGGCCCGAAGAAAAAGCCGGTGCGCAACGAGTTCAGCGAAGAGGCGCAGCAGCGCATCGTCGAGGCATTTAACGATTCGCTGTTCGACTACCAAAAGGTCTGGTATCGAAACGGCAGCGAGCGTACGCGCATCATCCTGAAATCCCGCCAGATCGGCGCAACGTGGTACTTCGCGCGCGAGGCGCTGATTGATGCGATCCAGACCGGGCGCAATCAAATTTTTCTGTCGGCCTCGAAGTCACAGGCGCACGTCTTCAAGCAATACATCATCCAGTTTGCAAAGGACGCGTGCGGCGTGGAGCTGTCGGGCGATCCTATCGTGCTGCCGAACGGCGCGCACCTGTATTTCCTCGGCACGAATGCACGCACCGCCCAAGGCTATCACGGCAATTTCTATTTCGATGAATTCTTCTGGACGCACAATTTCACCGAGCTGAACAAGGTGGCGTCCGGCATGGCCTTGCACAAGAAGTGGCGAAAAACCTACTTCTCGACGCCATCGGCCACCACGCACCAGGCTTATCCGTTCTGGACCGGCGAGGCGTTCAACAAGCGCCGCGCGAAGGGTGAAAAGGTTGACATCGATGTCAGTCACAAGCGCCTGTCATCGGGATTCACCGGTGAGGACAAGATCTGGCGGCAGATTGTCACGATCATGGACGCGGCGGCCGGTGGCTGCGACCTGTTCGACATCGACGAACTGCGTGACTTCGAATACTCGCCGGACCAGTTCGACAACCTCTTGATGTGTAACTTCATCGACGATTCCGCGTCGGTGTTCCCCTTGGCCGACCTGCAGCGCGGCATGGTCGATTCGTGGGTGGATTGGGACGACTATAAACCGTTCACGGCACGCCCCTTCGGCCACCGGCCTGTGTGGATCGGCTATGACCCGTCATTGACTGGCGACAGTGCCGGCTGCTCGGTGATTGCTCCGCCGCTGGTCCCTGGCGGCAATTTCCGCATTCTGGAGCGTCACCAATGGCGCGGCAAAGATTTTGCGGAGCAGGCCGCGCTCATCAAGGAAATGTGCGCCCGCTACAACGTGCAGTACATAGGTATCGACACCACCGGCATGGGTGTGGGTGTCTATCCCTTGGTGAAACAGTTCTTCCCTGGCGCGACCGCGATCAGCTATTCGCCCGAAGTCAAAACAAGGATGGTGCTGAAGGCCCAAAACATCATTCGCAGCGGCCGCCTGCAGTTCGATGCGGGCTGGACAGACATCGCGCAGTCCTTCATGGCCATTCGCAAGATCCTCACGCCCAGCGGGCGCGCTGTTACCTATGACGCCGGCCGCTCGGAAGAGACCGGTCACGCTGACTTGGCCTGGTCGGTCATGCATGCCCTCGACTACGAGCCTTTCGAAGGCACCACCGCTAACAACACCTCTTCCATGGAGTTCTTCTGATGAAACACAGAGCACGCCGCCGCGCAGCTGCATCCGACAACACGCTGCCGGCCAAGGTCGATGCACCGCCGCCAGCCGTTGAGGCATTTTCTTTCGGCGACCCATCACCCGTGCTGGAAGGCCGGGATATGCTGGCCGACGTCGAGTGCTACCGCAATGGTGATTGGTACGAGCCGCCTTTGAGTATGGTCGGCCTTGCCAAGTCTTTGAATGCCAGCGTTCACCATGCCAGTGCGATCTGGTGCAAGGTCAATATCCTGGCCTCCACCTTCCAGCCGTCTGCCGTCTTGTCGCGGGGCGACTTCACGCGCCTGGCGCTGGACTTCCTGTTGTTCGGCAACTGCTACGCCGAGCGGCGCGAGAGCATGACGGGCAAGCTGTTGAGCCTCAAGCCGGCGTTGGCCAAATACACGCGCGTCGGCGTGGAGCCAGGGCGCTACTTCTTCGTCAACGGCTGGCGAGATACCTACGAATTTGAGCGGGACGGTATCTGGCACCTCCAGGCACCAGACATCAATCAGGAAGTGTATGGCGTGCCGCAATACGTCAGTGCGTTGCAGTCGGCCTGGCTCAACGAATCGGCCACGCTCTTCCGCCGGCGCTACTACCTTAACGGCTCGCACGCGGGCTTCATTCTCTACATGACCGACACGGCCAGCAACGTCAATGACGTGGACAAGCTGCGCGAGGCCATGCGCAACAGCAAAGGGCCGGGCAACTTCCGCAACCTGTTCGTGTATGCGCCAGGTGGCAAGAAGGACGGCCTGCAGATCCTGCCGGTCTCCGAGATCGCGGCCAAGGACGAATTTTTCAACATCAAGAACTGCACGCGTGACGACGTGCTGGCCGCGCATCGCGTGCCGCCGCAATTGCTCGGGACCATGCCCAACAACACTGGCGGATTCGGCGATGTCACGAAGGCGGCAGCCGTCTTTGGCTGCAACGAGATTGAGCCGTTACAGGCGCAGTTTCTTTCCTTGAACGAGTGGGGCGGCCAAGAAGTGGTCCGGTTCCGCCCCTATCAACTTCCTACCAATGAGGGCAAATAACCATGAGCGATCATGCAGATAACGCTGACAACAAGATCTATCGGACTATCGCGGCTGGCCTGGCAGCCGCACGGCGCGCGCCTTCTCTGCAGCCGGATTGCCGCTGCCATTTTTGTGACGAATCGGTGGCGGTCGACCTGCTTTTCTGCAATATTGACTGCCGGGACGATTTTGACCGCTTCAATAACGCCCGCAAAAAGTCGGGTCTTGGCTGATCATTTCTAGCGCCTTGATAGCTTATGGATTTTTACCTTGCCGCCGTCGCCTAGTCCTACGCTTCTGTCAGAGCAAGTGGCGCGTTTGTCAGGAATTCTCTGATGTCTATTAAATGGTTCTTTCCTGATAATAGCTACAGCCCTCTGATGTCCTAATCTGGCACCCACGGCCAATATTGAGGAGAGGTCATGGAGAAAGCCAATCGAGGGCGCATATTGCTAATTGTCGAGGACAATTGCGATGTCCGGGCCATTTTTTCAGAGGTCTTCCAAACTGAAGGCTACCGCGTGTTGGAAGCCGAGAATGGCCGAGAAGCCTATGACATGATGATAGGGTCTGATGAATCTGTGAACGTTGTTTTAACAGATTTGAGGATGCCGATTATGGATGGGTTGGAGTTCGCAACCTTGCTCAAGAATGACTCTCGATTTTCATCCATACCAATTGTGCTGTTGAGTGCGACACCCTTGAAAAACTCTTGGCAAGCATTGAGAGTTTTTGACGCGCTGCTTGTAAAGCCTTGCTCCTTCGATGTGGTTGTCTCGGCTGTTCAAAGTGTTCAGTAGCCGGGAACGGTATAGCTTATTCTTGCTATCTACCTTTCGTTTAAATTTCGGACTTCCTTTCTATCGACTTTGCGTACGCCTACAGCTTCTCTGATTGATAGAAGGCCGCAGCAAAATCCCAGATTGATCTAGAAAAATCAGCCGAGATCACTTCGCCTTCTTTTCGCGTCGTCTCTTGCATCTTCAAGTAAGCGTCTGACGATGACCCTCCTTCTTACAATTTCTGCATGAACCTTTGAGCTCATCGGCATAGTGGTTGTGAGGTCCTTTAGGCTAGCAGTGCTTTCACTAAAGCGATTTTTCATGAGAACTCCCCTTGAAAGACTGCGTCATTTGAACACGTTTATCGTCTCGTATTACGGTGGCGTGAAAATATCTATGAATGTCGTGACGCTATCGCCTTTCCTCCGACGATAGAAAAATAAATGCGCTCCATATCTGTATTAGAGATGGAATAGGAGTAAGGTCTGCATGTCCTCTTTCGGATCAAGGTCCGGGCTAACGCCTCACCTTGATTTCGTTTCCTCATCCCGACTCTGTTGCCTCTTCACTTTCTTGAGCCCCTCCGTTGAGATGTTTTAGTGTCGTCTCTTTGGAGAATCAAATGCTTAAAGCCAATAGCGTGCGCACGTTGTCCACGGCTCCCGTATACCGAAATTTTCCGCTTTCTGGAAATGCTGGCTATCAGAATTACTCAACGCAGACCGAAGATGCCGAGTGCATTCAGCAAGTGCTAGAGAATCTAGCGCGTAGCCGAGGCCAGACAAACGATGTTTGTGGTCAGAGGGTGGTCGTTTTGTCAGAGGACTGA